CCCAGATTCAACACCTGGTGTTCCGTTGAACTTTTACGCTGGAAAGAAGTCATTCTGGATGCAACAACAGCGCCGTTTGACTTTATTGGTCATTGATAGATTGGAGATCATGCTTACTTTCGAGTACACTGGGAAAACATCTCAGGAACTGATGGTTGCTGGTTTCCGCGATGCTGTTTATACTTTTATTAAGGATGAACCGCACAAGCGCGAGAAATTGGACACGAACCGTTTGAGAATTATCTCCGGCGTGTCACTGGTTGACAATTTGGTCGAGAGAGTGCTGTTTACAAAGCAGAACAAGCTCGAGATCAAGTTGAATGCGCACCTAACCTTTAAACCGGGTATGGGTTTGCATGATGCAGGTTTGCAGTCATTGTATAACTGGTTTGTGAAATGTGAAGAACGTTTCCAGCTGTGTAGTACTGATGTTTCTGCATGGGATTGGTCACTACCCGAGTGGTTGGTCCTAATGGAGCGAGACTACCGAAAGGCGGTCACGACCAAGAATGGAGCTTACGCCCACATTGTGGATGCGTATTACTATGGGATCTGTCGCAAGGTCTTCCAGTTACCGACTGGTGAACTATTTGCACAGAATATCCCTGGTATTCAGGCTTCTGGGTGCTATAATACGTCCTCTGGGAACTCTCACATGCGACACATGTTAGCGACACTCGTCCAGCTTCGGCTGGGAGTAGATGCATGTGTGACCGGTGAAGGGTGCCAAATGGGAGACGATGCACTTGAGCGATACCTCGAAGGAATGGGGGACGCTTACCAGGAGTTTGGCTTCACGGTGAAGGGAGTCACTGTCATGCCGGAGAAGCAATTTTCTTTCTGTTCCACGAGTTGGGACAATGATTGGAAAGGCAAACCAGAGAGTTGGCAGAAGACGTTGTTTAGGTTCTTGTTTAAGAGTCCTGTCGACCCCCTTTACCCCCAGTACTGCGAGCAATTACGTAGGGACTTGCGATACCACGGAGATGAGAATCTGTGGGAACGCGTTGATACTTACGTGAAGCATGCAGTTGGATAGTGTGTCCATGGTCCGAAGACCAATTAAACTACCGT